TGTGGTTACTGCATCTCCAGCAGCATAACCCACAGCAGTATTGTCTGTTCCAGAACTATTAGCGGTTAAGGCTAGTGTTCCTACTGCGGTATTATCAGCAGCCGTTGTTGCTACCAGTAAAGCACCAGAGCCAATGGCTACGTTGTTTCCGCCTGTTGTTAGTGCGCCAGCAGCGTTATCACCAACTGCGGTATTGTCCGAGCCAGTGGTTACTGCATCCAGTGAAGCCTCACCTATGGCTACGTTATCTGTTCCTGTCGTTAAGGCTGTGCCTAAAGAGCCAGAACCCAATCCTACATTACCTGTACCACCTGTCATATCCAGTACATCAGTAACTGCTG